GCTATTTTGTCTGAACTTATGTTCAACAACAATAAGCTGGCAAGGTTTATTCCCGCAGGGTCTACACCTAAGGATTATCATGAAGCTAAAGTAGCTTCTGACCTAGTTAACTATGCGATTTTTAAACAAAATCCTGGTTGGCAAATCATGAATACATGGACAAAGTCTGCTCTACTATGGAAAAATAGTATTGTAAGATGGGAGTTCATAGAAGATTTTGACTATTCTTTTGAAGAATATGATACCATTGATCAAGAGAACCTTGATATTATCTTGGCAGACTCTGATGTTGAGGTTATGGGTAACCTCAACTACGATCAAGAGTTAGAGACAGATGATGAAGGTAATTCTATCTACAAGACAGTCTATAAAGATGTCAGACTACGTCGAAAACTAAATAAGACAAGAATCTTAATTAAGAACGTTCATCCAGAATGTTTCAGAATTACAAGGGATGCTCATTCATTAGATGATGCAGCATTTGTAGGTATTCAGATTGATATGACTCGATCTGAGATCAGAAAGTTTTTCCCTGATATAGCAGAGAACATCGATTGGGACACTATAGGTGACGGCTCATATGACTGGGCTACTAAATACACCGAAGAGCAATCAGCTCGTAAACGTCTTGTAGGTGAAGAGTACTGGCTAGGGGGAAATTCAAGGGAACTATTCCCTTCAGAGGCAAATAGACAAATCACTGTTATTGAGTGCTGGCTAAGAGTTGATAGGGATGGCGATGGTATTGCTGAATTAAAGCACTTTATTATTGCTGGTGACTTTATTTTGTTAGAAGAAGACTGTGACAGTATTCCTTTAGCTTCTTTATGTCCCTTTGAAGTGCCACACGAATTCTTTGGACTTAGTGTTGCTGACATGATCAGACCTGCTACATTAGCTACTACCGCTATCTTAAGGGGTTTTGTAGAGAATGTATACCTAACTAACTATTCACCCAAGTTAGCTGACCCTAATGTTGTAGACTTTTCAGCTCTACAAAACATGAAGCCAAAACAGATTATCGCCACAAATGGTAATCCTAATAGTGCAGTTGCTTCTATGACTCCTGATACTATCAGTTCAGGTACAGTCCCTTTACTTGAGATGTTACAGTCTCATAAAGAGCAAGCCACTGGTTTAACCAAAGCGGCTCAAGGCTTAAATGACACACTCTATGTGTCTGGTAACAGTGAAGAAAAGATGCAGAGGGCACAGTCTGCCGCACAAGTACGCATACAATACATGGCTCGTAGATTCGCAGAAACAGGCTTTAAACGTCTGTGCGAAGGTATTTATACAACTATGAGATCTAAATTGAGAGGTAAAGTAAGCCACTATTATGATCAAAATGATGTATTCAAATCAGTTGATCCAGGTACTTTACCCTCTAACTTGTTACTATATATTGATGCTGATGTAGGCGAAAATAGCAACAGCAATATCATCAAGAAGATGAATCAGGTAGGCACACAAATTATTCCAGCACTTCAACAAGCTGGAGCAGGTGGTGCGGTTAATCCTGAGGCGGCTGTTCGTATTGCCTGTAAAGCATTAGAAGCTATGGACTTAGATCCTTTAGATTTCTTGGTTGATTATACTGACCCCAAATTTAAAGAGATGGCTCAAAAGTCTAGGGATGCAGAGTCAGAAGCTTCAAACAAACAAAAGGCTCTTGAAGAACAAGCTAAGCAATTAGACTTGGCACAAAGGCAAGCAACACTTGACCTTACTAATGTACAAGCCAAGAACGCTCTTCAAGATAATACAAAACAACTCATGGTTGCACTCGATAAGAGTTACCAAGAGTGGGGTAAAATTTATATTCAGGCTGCCAAAGAAGGTGTTCAACCTCCTAAACAACCTGATATTAAAGAATTACTTGCAATGGCTAGTCAATTCGTCCAATCCAGCGCACATGATGATGCATCCCGCCCACAAGGTGGGGCACCCATGCCACAAGTACAAGGTACACCTGCATTAGGTGAACAACCACAACAATAAACATAATCAATGGATAAATACAAAGAAGGCTTCGAGAAGAGAGTTAAGCCTAAAATGAACCATGATACTGGCGAATATAAAATTGAACCTTTCCGAGACTCACAAGTGGCTCTTGGAAAGGCTGAATTCGCTGTGCGTGAAAGAGAACAATTCTTTGGTGAAGCATACTCGGAGATTTTAGCAGACCTCTTTGTTACTTGGCTTAAGACTGAACCTCATTGTTCCAAAGAACGTGAGTATCTCTACCATACTGCTATGGCACTTGGTAGTGTTAAAGAAAAGCTCGTTGGTATCGAAATGTACGGTAACAACGTCAAATTTATTAACCAACAAAAGAAACAATCCCAAGAAGAGGTGGATGAAAATAATGAGTAAATATCTAAAAGCTAAAGATGTTCTTGTACGCTCAAGAGAAGAAATTATAGGCGAGCTTGCTCGCACAGGTGAAAGTGGGGGAACAGGTCTTGCACAAAGATATGCCCCTATCCTTGTTAACCTACAGGAAGCCATTATAGCAATGGAAACCTTAATCGAATTCGAACAGAAAGCCCCTTTGGATTTTACTGAACGAATGAAAGCAGCTAAAGAAGCGAAGAAAACAGCCGAAAAAGCTGTTGCCTAATAACGGACACAAAGGAAAATAATATATGGATTTACCACATCTCTCTACCAATACTCCTGCCTCGAATATATCGAGCCAGAGCTTTGATGACGGAAGTGTAAGTGCAGATTTGGAAGCAAAGAGTCTTGATGACATTCTAAAAAATAGCCCAGCGGCAAAGCTGTTGGGGCTTGAAGAATCTCTACCAGAAGAAGATAATAGCGTCCCAAATCCAGATGAAGCATCGGAAGAAGAAGCCCAAAAAGAGAACGATGCAGATTCTGAAAATGACCTAGATGAAGAGGAAGAGTCAAAAGAAAAAGAGGAAGGAAAAGCTGATGAGGATGATACGTCTACCCAAAATTCAGAACTACCAACCGAAGAAGAAATTGACTGGGAATATAAAGTACCTGTAACCGTAGACGGCAAAACAGAGTACGTTACCCTAGAGGAAATTCGTAAAGGATACTCTACTGACAAACATCTATCTCAGAAGGGGCGTGAACTTGGCGAACTGAAGAAACAGATCGAACAGGAAAGAACAGAAAAATTAGATGAGATTATTAAACTAGGTACAGTTATACATGAAGAACTTACCTCAGTTGAAAATTCTCTCTCAGCCGAATACCAAAAAATCAAAGGCGATATCGATAAAGCCAGAGAAGATGGTGACACTTATACTGCAAGAGAACTTAAAGATAAGCTCGAAGAAGTACAAGAGAAGTATTGGAAAACTCGTAATAAACGAGAAGAACAAACTAAGGCAGTTGTAGAAAAGTTTAAAGAGCAACAAACAGAACAGCAACAAATGTTACTAAAGTCATTCAATGAGAAGATCGTAGAGATCATCCCAGACTTTTCAGATAAAGTTGCAACGTCTATCCGTGAATTTGCTCTTAAAGAAGGTATCCCACAACAACTATTGGAAAGTGTATACAGTCCACAAGTTGTTAAATTTATAAATGACTATCGAAAACTTAAAACAGCAAAAGAGACTGGTGAAGTTAAACGTAAGGCGGCTCCCATGGTGAAATCAGTACCCTCTAAGAAGGGAATTCCTACTTCACAAAGGGAAAAGCAATCTACTAACGAATCCAGAAATAAAGTTCTTTCAGGACAAGGATCTAAACAAGACGAATTAGATTTTCTAAAACGTATATCTTCAGTGAGCAAAAAACTTTGATTCTAAACTCACTAAAGGAAAATAACAAATGGCTATTCAAACATTTGCAACAGGTGGCCCAAAGGCTGCCGCAAGAGGCTCATCAGCTACAGGTAATGCTGTAAACTCTGGAGAGAGAGAAGACTTGGCAAACTTCATTTCTATGATTTCTAGAGATGAAACTCCATTCTTAAGCTCTATTGGTAAAACAAAAGCTACTGCCGTGTTTCACGAGTGGCAAACGGACGAGTTGGCTCCTCCTGCATCTACACCAGTAGCTGAAGGTGTATCTTACGCTACTCAAGCTGCAGCTCAGGCTACAGAACCTTTCCGTACTCGTTTGGGTAACTACACACAGATTAACAGCAAGTCTGTTACTGTGACTGGTACTAAACGTGCAGTAGATCA